TTGCCTGTTTTTACCAGTTTGCATCTTTTTATGTTTGCATCCTGTACAACCGAACTCGTTCCAGGCGTGCCGGATGCATAACTTGTCTCCACTGCTTTTTGTGCCGCTTGGACAGCGTATTTGTTTTTTGCAATGTCCTTTTGCAGACGCTCGTTGCTGTAGGTTTTAAGATTTCCAAAGGTCATGCTTGTATATCGCTCTTTTAGCGCATCATAAACCGTCCGGATGATTCTTTGTTTCGTCGCTATGTTGTATTTGTCATTTACGACAAGGATGGTATCGCCCAAAGCCACATTTGCTAAAGTTGTCAGAAGATTTTTGTATTCTTCTGAGTCTGATAATCGGACAAATGACAAATCTGTTTTTGTTGCGTTTCCAGTGTCAAAGCGATCGTCATTTATGTAAGCACTCGCCGCCTGACGAAGCTGGTCTACTGTTGGAGTTGTATCAAACTTGTCGGACAAATCAAGAGGAACCACCAAAGAATAGGCGTCGCTTCGACGGAGGTCATTATAAACGACAACGCCTGACAGGCTTGCAGAGAGCAAAACAACAACATCTTCTCCACTTGCGTTTCGTCCTTTCCAGTAGGGCATAACGCCGGTGGGTCGGTCTTCTATGCTTGTTTCCCTCTGAAAATCAGTGAGATTGATTCCATATTGCGCCGTTACATCTTTTTCACTCCCCATTCCTCCGTCTTCGTAAAAGTAGATGCCAAACGCGCCGAACGCGATTTCCCCACCTATTACATCAAGCAGGCTTCCTTCCATGCCCATAAGAGCGGCCTTTGCGGAGCACGGAACATCAATCGAAAAATTGATTTTTTTCGTGTTCGCGTCAGACCTCATGTTGTAAACATTAAAACCGCTGCCGCCCCCCACACTGCCGTTAATTATGTGAGATGCAACAGTGTCAACAGTGGCATCGGTAAGCGAAAAAGGCATCACCACCCTGTTGCTGAGCCTGTATGAAACGTGCCTCGCGTCAATCTCTATCCTTTCCCCGCTTAATTTAGTCACGCGGAAAATATCAAAAGGTTGAGGTGCGACGTCCTTATATGGGGCAGCGCAAATAATCTTTTTCGTGCTGATTTGTGAATACATAAGTCCATCAGCCGGATAAATCATATGCAGTTGATAAATTCCGTTGATTTCCCTCTCTATCGTGCATTCCAGCGCATCATTGAGAGGCCCGAGTCCCATGTTATCAAACTGTCTTTCCGACGCGTCAAAAAGAAGAGGTATCATATTTTCCACCACCTTGGGATTACCGACACGGTAAGTGTGCTGGCTGTTCTTGCTTGAAAAATTGAGCCCTGGAACTTCATCTCATATATTTGGTGATATGTGTTGACCGAATATAGTGTAATATTTGAATTTAAAGACTCTTTTGTGTTGCTTTTATAGGCGTAATTCATTTCAGCGTCAAACATCAAGTAATTAGCCGAATCCACTTCCGTGCCCGAATCAGCAGGCCTGAGAACCCGAATGATAACTAAATTACCGTTAAAATACGCATTGCCATATCCCTGTATTTTTAAAAGAGGTCTGAACGGGAACCGCGTAGGGACGCTATAGTTTTTTGTTGACGTTGTGAGAACAATTTCCTGCTCTCCGCTGAAAAGCCATTTCTGAGGCTGGCAGTTAAACGTGATGCTGAATCTCGCGCATTTCCCACCGTCCGTATATCCCGGAGGAGTGTTTCCGACAAACACGCCTTTTTTGAAATAATCAGTATGGAGGGTGTCCTCAAGCCTTGCCGGACCTGTCTGAGCAAGAATGTCATTGAAAAAAGCCGGAACATTTGTCCGCGCGTTATTCGTACACAGACATTCATACGTGATCATTTTGTTCTTATATTTGCCATTCCAGAGTGTCAGGTCTCCGTTTCTTCCGGGGACGGATACATACTCGTAATCGGGTTCCGGAGCATCGTCGTCATTGCAGTCAAGCACGTAAATGCTGTATGTAGATGTAACAATGGTTTTCGCGAATGAACTGCCTGCTCCGTTTGGATAGGAATCAAATTTAATCGTCAAGGTATCATTGCTCATGCAAACACGCTTTCTCGGTCACGATACTGTCTTTCCATGATTTCAATGACCGCATTGGCTATCTCTCTGTTGCTCTGTCCTTCCTGTGTATAGACATTGATCGTCGGTGAGAAAACCCTGTCTCCGCCCTGTTTCATGGCGTTTGTGATGTCATTCATGAGGTTTTCGTGTCCGTATACAATCTCTCCGCCTGCTCCGTCACCGAAGCCCCTGTTTCCGACAACAGTCGGGTCAGTGAACAGGTACGGATTGGCGTATGCTTTGGCATACCATTCGACGCCTATGTGCGGTATCGGAAGCCATCCGTCATCTTCCCACGAAATAGAAAAGTGAGGCATCTTGATGGACGGAAAGCTCAAGTCAAAATCGAAGAACCCCTTTATGTCCTCTATGGCATCGCTGACGATGTGCGTGATACCGCTGTCTCCGGACATGACGCCATCAACAATATCTTTGATACCGCCGAAAACAGAATCAACTTTTTCGCCGATGTCACCGAGCACTTTTTTTACAGGCTCAGAAATCGCTTCCCACGCTGATTTTATGGCATCAATGACAGGCTTCATGGTTACATCCCATACCTGCTTTATGCCATCAGTGACTGTCTTCACGACTCCACCGGCATCTTCCCATGCTTTTTTCCAGTCGCCGTTCAAAATGTCGTTGACGACTTTCAGCACGCCTTGAATAAACTGTCCGACAACATCAATGGTTGTCTTAATGCCATTCCAGACGCCGTTCATTAGTGTTCCGTCTGTCTGGGTCTCTTTTACGAGTCCGCCGATGACCTGACCGATAATTTTTATAATCTGGCCGATGATGTCGGCGGCGGTCTGTATCGCTCCGGAAATTCCGTCCCAGACCTGCCCCCAATCAGTTCCGGTGTCCTCTGCGGAAGAAGCCACTGTGTCGAGCGCCTCTTTCACAGCGTCGAAAATGATTGAACCTGCCTCCCAGAAAGTACCTAATACCTCACCGATAGCAGTGATCACGTTCTGGAAGGTCTCACCGATTGCCTCGATGTCCAGATTGGAGATAAAGTCACCCAGAGCGCCGACCGCCTCTCCTATCATGTCAGTGAGCGGAGTCAGGTCAGTTTCGGAGAGCCACGTTCCGACACTGTCAAAGAGGTCAGCAAGTACAGGGAGAAGGTCTGCACCGATGCCGTTTTTGATACCCTCAAAGGCAGTGGTCATATCCTGTAAGCTGTCCTGATAGCGTGCGGATGCTCCGACAGCGTCCTCGTCCATGACGCCGCCCAGCTCGTGGACTTTGTCGATCATTCCCTGAGTGTCTTCCGCAGAGGTATTGAGCAGTGCGCCCATCTCCATCGCGCCTTTACCGAGCAGTTCAGTGGCTATGGATGTGCGCTCCGTTCCCTCTTCCATGCCCTGCAAGCCGGTAATGACGGATGTGAACAATTCCTCTGTGGACATGTTCTTGACATCATCCATGCTCAGACCAAGGCGCTCGAAAGCTGCCTGCTGGTCTTCGGATGCGTCCTGTGATGCCGTGGCAAGCTTTTTAAAAGTCGCTGACATCTTGTCCATGTCTGTGCCGGAGTGCTGTAATACCGCCTGCCACTCCTGATAGAACGTGGACGATACGCCTAATTTCTGCGATGCCTTGTCAATCTGGTCTCCGTATTCAGCTGTTTTACCCGCTGCGCCGATCATGGCTGCGGATGCTCCGGCGACTGCTCCGGTCACAAGTGCTGTACCGCCTGCGATGCCTTTGGCGAGCGATGAGCCTAATTTAGACCCTGCCTCTTTACCGGCCTTGTCACCTGCGCTCGATGCAGCACCGGTCAGCTGTTGTGTTAATGTCTGTTGCGCACCTTTGAGGACAGGCGTTACCTCAAGGGTCGCCGATGCTACTACTGGCATTGCTTTCCTTTCTCTTCTTATCGAACCATGCCCGAAGCTCGTCCGGAGGCAGTCCGCCACCTTTTCCAAAATGCCTTATATTGTCCGGCTCTTTGGTGTTTGGTCTCGGGTATGGTTTTGGTTTTTGCGGTTTTCCGCCGCCTATCGTTATCAGCACATAGCGGATGTCTGACAAAACGTCATAAATATCAGCCAAGATTCCATTTGTCTTTGCCCTTGTTGCCCATGCGGAAAACTCTGGGTGCAATTCATTGTGCAGTGCGGAGTCAATGGGCAGATTACAAAGAAAATCCTTTAATGTGCTCCATTCCAGTTCCGCGCCGATGTCTGTCAGCTGATACCCTGTCCGCGTAAACAGGTCGTAAGATATTGCCTCACGATGGTCTTCGATTATGCTCGTGAGGCTTAAGATTCCCCCACGGACGGACTCCCTGACGCCTTTGCATTAGCATCAAAAGCGTCTTTCCAGACCTTCAGAAGCTGAGTGAAATCCTGAAGTTCAAGGGTATCGAGCACATCCGAGCGGATATATCTGCGGAAAAAGTCAACGAGTGCCAAAATATCATTCTCGTTAAATGCTTTCTGAAGAATCAGGAATTCACCGATTCCGAGACTGAGCGGGAGCTTAAAAACCTCTCCTCTGATAGTCAGTTCCAGATAATCCTTCTCTTTTTCCTCAAGTACATATTTCTGCATAAATCACCTTTATCTAAAAAAAGGCCGAGGAACCGCAGTCCCCCGGCACACAAGATTGATTATTTCATGATGATTTTCATTCCGGTATCACCGGTCGCCGTAATCGTAGGCGTCCAGTTGATTGCGGAGTTGGGCGCAAATGTTACCGCTTCCACTGCGGAAACCTGCCCGTAAGAGCACCCGATCATCATCATGTCATCGCCGTCTTTCATCACCCAGAGAAAAGCCTCTTCGGGAGGAAGTGCTCCGTCTGAGAGATTGACGGTGGTGACACCGCTCGCAGTCGTTACGTTGCCAGAGCCGACAACAGTCTCAAGCGACTCCGCAGTAGTGTCCATGATGGGAGCCTGAACGGTCTCGGAGTGCTCCGTCATGATGACGCGCTTGACCACATTCGCCCAGTTCTTGATGTTCTCAGTGGTTTTATTGAGAGTCAGTGTAATACCTGCGTCAGACACATCACCGACATGAGTCCATGCTGACGCGAGTTCAGCAGTGGGATCAGTGGGGAGTGCTGTACCGGCAGGCGCATGGTAAAACATCCCGGTCGCCCGACCAAGGCCAAGTTTTACATCACTCATGCTCTGTTACCTCCATAGTTGTTTGATGTGCCACAATCTCGAGTCGAGCCGAGCACATAGATAAATCCGGCCTCACAGGGTCGCTTCCCCATGAGCCGGATGAGTTCAAAGTTACATGCCGAAGAGCCGTGGTCTGCTCTTTTGCCACCCGTACGAGTATGCCGACAGCTTTGTTAAGCGTCTCTTTTGCCTCTGCTTCCGTCTCGGCCCGTGAGTCGAGCACGACAGAAAACGTATCAATAGTATTGTCAATTTTGCCTCCTACCTGAGTCACAAGGATATGGGGCAGTGCATATTCCGCAGGGAGCGGACGGCAGTATGTAGTTATGTATGGAGATAAGGCGATTCTTACCTCATTCTCTATATCAATAGATTTGTTTATCCTCATAATGCCATCCCTATGCTCAAAATCTTGTTTTCCGCCTCTTCTTTGGCGGTCTCATCATCATTCGCCACGACATACGCAACAGGTCTTGTCACGCCGTGGGCGGAGTCGCTGTATCTTGCCTCGCTCTCCATCTCCACATGGAAACCGGAGCCGTTCTCTGTCAGCGCTGACGCCTTTGAAGCTATCTCTTCCGCAGCGTTTTGTACTTCTCCGGATAAGTCCTGCAAACATTCCGCAAAGCCTGACGATTCCCATTTGATGCTCAGCCCGCTCATCCTTTATACCTCTTGAGGTTCAATTTCATATGCTCAAGGCGCCCGACACCGACCCATTTCTGCGGGTCTCCGTCAATGATGTACGTGTCGCCCAGATACTCAATGCGGTCGCCGGGCAGGATGTCGGAATCCACCGACGCGCAGACAGTCAAACCATCCGTCACACCGAGGATTCTTCCATCCT